AATTAAAATTCTTTTCTTTATTTTTACCGGTAATGGAGCAATGACTGGTACAGGTAATTCTTTAGCAATTTCCTGCATTTCTAATTTAACTGCTTGATATACATGGGTTTCTTTTTCCAACATGCCGCCGGTGATAGAGACATCTGAAGTAGTTGCAGCAAATTGACTATAGAAATCCATATTTGTAATAATATAATTTGTTTTACCTCTTTTTAACTGAAGATCAAATATAAAATTATCACCGTAATAAATGTCTAAGCTGGCAGGTATAGGAACCCAACTCTTTTTATTGATAAACATCAAACATCCGAACCCATACGTATGCTCACCAGTCCACGGAATAATATCAATAGTTTTTGTAGTAATAGGAGGCTGAGTAAAATCTGGTTCGCCTGGACATAGTCCAAATACACCATTGTCTTCATTTAACATATTTTGTAGTTTATCGAACACATCAGTGTCAAATACTACATCATCATTAACAATACATAACTTATCATTCTTACTAGTTTCAACCCCTATATTCCATGCCGGATTAACAAATATATTTGTGCCAAAATCTAACATTCTAATCTTAGGATGATCTAATCCTGTATCAGGTGTTTTAGAATTATCATTGTTAATAATAATAATTTCATTTACAGATTTATGTTCGCATAACTTGCCCAAAAATTCAACAAACTGATCTGCTACTCTCCACATAGTAGGAACAATTACAGAATACTTAGTAGTTTTAGTCTTGTTGACAATATCATTAGCGGTGCGTGTCTGCTCAGCACTATTGACTTTATAATCGTTTAATGGATTTATATCGTTGTAATTATAAACAATATCTTGTAAACATTTAATTTTGTCGGGATTTGCTGCTTCAATTAACGCATAGAATACACTACCATCTCCACCAGCTTTATACCATTCACCTTGACTATCTTGAAACATATTATTATCAATATCATTGATTAGATGTTTCTTAAAGGTACGGAAATGTGTATAAGGTAAAATCCAATTAAAGTGATGATTACGATAATTTCCAGACTGTTTAACTTTTTCAGGATATGGTTGACTAATTAAAGGAATATTATCAACCATGCTCCAGCAACTACCATATGTAAATTCTGTTTCAGAATCATATATAGTATTGTAATAGGATAGTACTGTATTATCATTAATTAAACTATCATCGCCGTCAAGCAACATTACGATAGCGTCATCATTTAATTTACGTATAGTATCAACTTGATTTTTAACAGCACCTTGATTAGTTACATTTTTAATTAGTATAAATTTATCTTGTATCTCAGGAGGTAATTTACTAATAACATATTCTATTACTTCAGAAGAGTTATCTGTCGAGCAATCATCGATTAGTATATGACGATAATTGTTGTAATCTTGTGTTGCTACACTATTGATACATTTTTCAATGTAATGAGCACAATTATAGAATGGACTAATAATTACAAATTCTTGTTCAACATTAGATTTATAACTTTCAAGTTCAATTTCATTATGGAATCTACGTTTCCATATTTTATTAACTTTATGATTAATTTTACTAGCCTCTCTATATTCCTCAGCTGAGAGATAATTTCCTGTCTTTTTAAAGAAATGTTGTTTCCATTGTAATGCTACACTATCCCAACCTGCTATATCTTTAATAATATTGCAATAATACTGTTTTTGTTGATGTAAATATTTGTTATGATATGCTGCTAATGTTGCATTGACAAAATGTTCAACTTGAGCTTGCGAATTAATAGTAGGAAATAAACCGTTAGGTACTATAGCATAATCGATTAGATAACATGCACCATCTAATGCAATTTCTTCTAATGCTCCAAATCTGCAAGTAATTACAGGAGTATTATACATTAAACTTTCTAATGTACTAATTCTATATGTTTCATGAAATGCCGTAGGATATATCATGAAATTAGATTCTGATAATATTTTTGCGATTTCGTATTGTGGTATGATGCCGGTGAATTCTATACCCTTAGCAGGATTGTTAACATCGTCTGCTAATTCACGCCATTTCTTTTCTTGTTCATCAGGTGCATCACCAGAACTAAATCTATAATAGCCTCCGATGATTTTTAATTTTGCCTGTGGTAATTGATGTTTGATTCTCGGCCAAATTTGCTCCACCAATGGAACCATACCCTTGGTAACAGATGCATTATATACAAATAAGTTTGGATCTTTTGCTTGTATATTAACTTCAGGGTTATAATTTCTAGCACCATTTCTAGTAATGAATAACTTACGTTTTAATACTTCAAAGTTTCGTTTCTTGCCATGGTCACAATTAGCTACATATGTTAAGTGAAAATCGCTGAGTGTGAAAATATCAGTGATACGATTTGCGTTGGCTAATTCTTCAATTAACAAATCTCCAAGACAAAATGTATCATGCATCCATAGCACACGCATCTTTGCTTTACTTAGGATACGATCATATAAATTCATATCCTTAAATGGCCACGCTCTATGGTCGCCTAATTTTTGGTAATCATTTGGATCTGTAAATGGTATTACTGTTCTAGAACTAATGACTATATCAAATATATGATCTTCTGCAAGATCCGTTAATGGGCGATATGTTACATTATCGTATACACCAGCCTTTGCATGATCAATATTACAATTATTGAATATAGTAACATCAAATTCTAATTCAGCCAATTCTCGAGCCATTAAAGTAACAGCACTTTCACTGCCACCCAATCCTTGTTTATCCACAGTAGTACCATCAAACGGTATACCGATAATGTCTATTATAGCAATTTTCATACTATTAATTATACACTACGGGTACTGTATGTCAATGATATTGAATACGGTATTATTTTAATTGTGGAGTAGTTAGTGGTGGAGTGAATGTATCTAAATATCGAGCAGTTTGAGAAATTCTCAAATCATCAATATATCCTTTAAATGATAAAGAGTTATATGATATTCCGATATATTTAAATGGTATCGTATAATTTGTAGTATTTGTAGTAGAACTAGTAACTGCTCCATTAATGTACATTGTTAGGTTAGATCCAGATCTAACAACTGCTACATGATTCCAATTATTAATTATTACAGTTCCAGTAGTAATAAATGTAGTATCATCTTTCCAGCCAATTTGACTACCTTCTGCAAGATTTACTCCTGTATAACCAAAATATGAAGACCCAGTAACACTGGTACTAGTGGTTCTAGAATCTAGTAATGCAGGTGCAGTGCCCGTATTATATAAACTAAGTGGATACATCCACATTTCTACTGTAAAATTACCTGATCCTACTGCTGTTAAATTTGTTGCAGTAGTTGTAGAAGTTGATCCAATTCCTAATCCATCACCATCCCCGTCAAAATATATGCTGGCATTATTATATTTGATTATTGAATTAGATATTGATATATCACCAATTGGATATAAATCATTTTGTGTAGTAGCATCAAATATTTTACTTTCAGAAAAATTAAGCAATAGACTAGTATCAGAATATTTAAATTCTATAAATCCACTAGAATTAAAAACATAAACTTTATAGCTATTAGTAGTATATACTCCGGTTGCATTTACAATAGGTGATGTAGCAAGGGTGTCTAGGTGCCATAGTATTACTTTACCTGAGCCGCCAACTCCAGCACTATTGCTACTATCACCACCACCACCGCCATTACCGGTATTAACTGTGCCTGCTGATAATCCACCTAGCGCACCACCTGTGGCAAATGTCCCTGAATAAGTTGAACTATTAGCCACACTAACATATAAACCATCACCGCCATTGCCGTGTTGATATCCAACACTGCCAGCACCGCCACCACCACCGCCAAGTGTATTTGAATAGACGCTGCCGCCGCCACGACCGGCATTTCCGTATCCTGTACCGCTACCATTAATACCTAAAGTATTTTGTGTTGCAGCACCACCGTAGTTAGTTTGGTTGTTAGCATCGCTCTTACCACCGCCACCGCTACCGCCATCTGCACCATTTGCGCCGCCGCCGTAACCGCCACCTTTAGCTAATAAATTAGGAGGTATATTAAGTCCGAAAATTTGAGAATCTTGTCCACTAACACCTGGTGCTCCACCGGATCCTACGGTAATGTTTATTAATCCCATTGAGTCAGTAGCAGTAAAACTGCCCACTGTTAATCCACCAGCACCGCCACCTCCACCGGAAGTTTGGTATCCACCAGCACC